ACATTTAGCCCATCAGGTAGAAAAATGTATATGATTGGACAAAATAATGATAGAATATATCAATATAATTTGACAACCGCATTTAATACATCAACAGCTTCATATTCATCAAAAAGCATTTCAATAGCCAATACAACTACATCCGGCCCCGGAGATACGGCACCAACCGATGTAAAATTTCATCCTGAAGGTCATACAATGTATATTGTTGGTACCGTTAGGGATAGAGTTTATCAATATACACTATCAACCGCATGGGATGTATCTACAGCAACATATGCATCCAAAAATGTGTTAGTATCATCACAAGACACCGCACCACAGTCTCTTGAATTTGGTGATAATGGTAGCAATATGTATATTCTCGGTTCTAACAGTGATAGAATTTCTCAATATACACTATCAACACCTTGGGATGTATCAACGGCCACATATGCATCAAAATTCTTGTCCGTTGCAACTGAAGAATCCTCTCCTCTAGGGATGGCATTTAGTTTTGATGGCACCAAAGTATTGGTTGTAGGTTCAACTAATGATAGGGTGTATCAATATAATTTGACTACAGCTTGGGATATTTCAACTGCTTCTTATTCAGGTAAGAATTTGAGTGTATCTACTCAAGAAAGTGTGCCGCATGGTATAGCTCTTAGCTTGGATGATAGCAAATTATTTGTGGTAGGTACCGGTACAGATACGGTTTATACCTATCTAAGGTCATCCTAAAGTCTAATAAATAATTTGTCTATGGTGAGGACCTCATGACTAATCTAATAACCCCTTCATTTCGTATAAACACATCCGAACAATTTAAGGAAGCTTTTTCTGAAGCTAGCCCTACTCGGATGTATATGTTTGTGGGTAGAATAACTCCATATTCAAATGATCAAGTTGCTACAGCAACATCAAATACACTTACGGCCACAACTTTTGATGTATATAAAGATATGGTCGCATTAAAACGTATAAACACAACTGATATCATATCCATTGCTCCCAGATATAACTGGACAACTGGTACAGTTTATACACAATATGATGATTCAGTAACTAATTTATTTGATAAGCAATTTTATGTTCTTACATCAGATAATAACGTATATAAATGCATTGATAATAATCGAGGTGCGGCATCTACTGTCGAGCCAACAGGCACAAGTACATCAATTATAACAACCTCTGACGGATATCGTTGGAAATTTCTGTATACAGTAACAACAGCCGATGCACAAAAATTTCTTACAACCACTTATATTCCAGTAAGAGAAGTTACAGCAAATAATGGTAGCGCACAATGGTCTGTGCAGCAGGCCGCAGCCAATGGTTCTATTGAACATATTGTAATTACATCAAATGGTGCTGGCTATATCAGTACATCAAATTCATTTTTATCTATCACTAGCTCTAGCATAGTTCAATTATCAAATAATGCACTTCAGATTGATGGTGCTTACGTTGGTTCATCAATATACATTTCATCGGGTTTAGGGTCTGGTCAGCTACGTCGTATTATACAGTATTCTGGTACGGGTCGCACCGTCACTGTTAATTCAGCATTTTCTGTAACACCAAATACTACATCAAGGTATATAATTGCTCCTGCGGTAATAGTTAGCGGAGAAGGTGGAAGTCACACTGCTGTTCGAACAACAGCTTATGTTTCAAATTCTGTTGGCGGACAAATTAGAAAGATAACAATTTTAACTAATGGTAGAAATTATGGTTATGCTAATGTTAGTATAATTGCAAATTCTACATACGGTTCTGGAGCTGCGGCCAGACCTATAATATCACCACGTAATGGTCATGGTTCAAAAGCTAAAGATGAACTTAATGCCAAAGATGTTATGATGTCAATTTCCGTATCAGGTGGTGAGTCAAATACATTTCCAACTAATAATGATTTCAGAACCATTGGTGTGATACGCGATCCACTACTTAGATCTGGTTCTGCTGCCAATTCCGCGGTTATCGATCAATGTCATAGAATAGTTGTTCAAAATGTTACAGGTGACTATACGGCCGATGAAGTGGTAACTGGTGGTGTTAGTGGTGCAAAGGGTAGAGTTGTTTATTTTGCAAATACAAATAGTGCAAGAACAAAAGGCATTCTTCGAGTAATTCGAGTTACTACAGATGGTATCGGTAGAGGGTTTTCTCAAACTGAAACATTGACAGCGGCATCTTCTGGTGTTACAGCTTCGGTTATCAATATAGTCAAGCCAGCTATCAGAGAATATACGGGTGATGTCTTATACATAGAAAACAATTTACCTGTATCAAGAAGAACCGATCAGGTTGAAGAATTTCGCTTCGTCGTGACGTTCTAAGGATAGGAAATACAGATGGCGTCTATTGCTAATACCGTCACGATTTCGACAAACCTTAATGTCGATCCGTATTATGATGATTTTGATGAATCAAAGAATTTTCATAGAATATTGTTTCGTCCTGGCCTAGCTGTTCAGGCGCGCGAACTTACTCAGGTACAATCTATCTTACAAAATCAAATTGATAGATTTGCTGAACATATTTTTAAAGAAGGTAGCGTCATTCGTGGTTGCCATACTTTGCTTGATAAAGGTGTATTGTATATTAAGCTAAGAGATAGAGCATCAAACGGAACTACAGCCGTTAACGTATATTCGTTTTTAAATAAAACCATTGTTGGTGGAACTTCAGGCGTATCTGCTAGCGTTATTAAAGTTAATGACGGATCAGAAGCAAATACACCAAATTATAAAACACTTTTTGTTAAATTGACGGGAGCAAACGGCTCCATTCGTATGTTTTCAAATGGTGAAATTATTAATTCAACAAGTGGTGGATTTACTGCTAATTTAATTAGTTCTGCTGCCATAGGGTTCTCAGCCTTGATGAAAATATCATCAGGTGTAATCTTTGCAAAAGACCATTTTATTCGTACAGATGAAGACCTTTTAGTTTTATCAAAATATTCATCTAATACATCTGCGAGAATTGGTTTTAATGTAATAGAATCTATTGTTAAAGAATCTGATGATTCTACATTGTTGGACCCTGCATCAGGTTCATATAATTATGCCGCGCCAGGTGCAGCAAGATTAAAATTATCTGCTAGATTTGTTACAGTTGGTTTAAATGAAACTGCAAGTAATAATTTTATAGAACTTGTTCAGTTAAAAGATGGTTTGATACAATCAAAATCAGATGCAACTCAATATGGCCAATTGCGTGATTATTTTGCAAAACGCACTTATGATGAATCGGGTAATTACGTAGTAAAGGGCTTAAATCCTAGACTTCGCGAACATTTACTAAGTGCGAATAATCAAGGGGTATATACTTCTGGTGAAGGTGGAGATTCAGCAAAACTTGTCGTAGAACTTACTCCAGGTAAAGCTTATGTGCAAGGTTATGATATTGAAACTTTACAGAGTGCTAGAGTAGCGATTGATAAAGCAAATGATTATGCTTCAGTATCATCAGCTTCTGCCATTATCGATTATGGTAATTATGTCATAGTTGACAATATTGTTGGTGGATGGGGTGTAAATTCTCAAGCTTTAGTAAGTCTGCGGGCCCAGCAAGCTAATGCTGTATCCACATTATCATATTCAACGACATCATTACCGTCAACACAAATTGGTACAGCTCGAGTTCGTTCTTTAGAACATTATAGTGGTACTCCGGGATTACCTTCAGCTCAGTATAAGCTATATCTGACTGATATTAACATGAATTCCGGATTTAGCTTCACAAATGTTCAATCCATAGGATATGATGGTGGTGCAGGCACTGCACTTGGTAAGGCTGATATACTTGGTTCTAATGGTCTTAATGCTAATACATCAGAATCAACATTTGATAGGGCGGTTTTTAGATTACCCGCAAAATATATTAGACGTCTGAGAAGTACTTCAGGTACAGTGGTATCTGATTTTAGATTTAAGAAATCATTTGATATTACTTTTGGTACCGCAGGTACTGCAACCGTTACAACAGGTTCAGCTAGCGAAACATTTTCAGGATCAGGTGCATTATCTGCATCTCTTGGAAGAGCAAATTATTATGTGGTTGCGCGCAGCTCAGGTAATACTGCGGCTATTAGTAATCTACGCTTAGATACAACAAGTGGTTCTAATACGATAACTCGCAATTCAAATAGCTCAATTGATATGACCACTTTTATTAATCCGGGAGATTTAATTCGTGTTGCAAATACAGGAGACTTTATCGTCACATCTGTATCTGCATCCTCGCTTACTACCCTCTCGACAGCTGGTGCTACCCGCACTAAGATGCGAGTTCATAAATTAATCAAGCAGGGTCAAGTTTTAGATTTTGGTGGGTACGGTGGTGCAACAGCTAGTGCGGCACGTAGCATAACCGTAGCATCATCTACTCAAACTGATTTTGATCTTAAAGAAACACTTGGTGCTTCTATTAATGCTACTGTAATAGCTGAGTTAAACAAAGTCGATGGTCAAGAAGCTTCTAAGACAGTAAATCGCAATCGACTAGTTCAAGTTCGCATTGGTTCTGGTGGCGGCACATCATATATTGCAAATACCACAGGACCATGGCCTCTTGGTTTATCAGACGGATTTAAATTAGTATCAGTACGTAAAAAATCTGGATCTAATTTTGCCAGTCTGACTGAAGGTACTGACGTAACAAATAGCTTTGTGCTTGATTCGGGTATGAATGATAGCTATTACAGTCATGCACAATTAGTTAAAAAGCCTGGTGCTGGGATTAGCATATCTTCTGGTGATAGATTGCTTGTAAAGCTTGATTATTTTACACATAGCTATTCAACTGGTGTAGGATATTTTTCTGTAGATTCTTATCCTGTGAATGATGCAACTGCAGGAACAGATACCACAAAAATTTATACCTATGACATACCAAGATTTACATCACAACGTACCGGAACTCTTTTCGACCTTAGAGATTGTATTGATATACGTCCAAGAATGACGGATACTGCAAATACAGTCACCTCGCTTACAAATATATCAATAAATCCAAAGCTATCAACATCTTTTGATCAACCGTCAGGTGGTTTGCGGTTTATGTCAACTGGTGATACGTTTACTACAGATCTTGATTACTATCTGTATAGAAATGATAGAATAGTTTTAGATCGTACAGGTATATTTTCTCTAGTAAGAGGCGTTCCATCCAATAGGCCGATAACACCGGATGAACCATTGGATTCTATGTCTATTGCTACTATAAATTTAACTCCATATCCATCTCTGCCTGATGAGCAAGCACGTAGAGTTGGAAGAACAGATCTTGCATCTAAAGTATTTCCTATTAAGAACCCCAGATTTACTATGAAAGATATTGGTGTTCTTAGAGATAGAATTGAAAATCTTGAATATTATACAACTCTAAACTTATTAGAGATGGATACCAAAAATTTATTAATTCAAGATGAAACTGGTAATAATAGATTTAAAAACGGTATTTTGGTCGATCCATTCTATGGCCATAATGTCGGAGATGTCACTAATTCTGATTATAAGATTTCTGTAGATTCCGCTAAGGGTGAAGCGCGTCCACCGTTTAAGCTAGATAATTTTGAGCTATTCTATAATTCTGCCAATTCATCAAATGTGGTTCGTACGAATACGACTACAGGTGGTGTGGCTAGAGATCAGATAGTATTCATTTCAAATAGTGCCGCGGCATTTGCAAACGGTCAGACTGTAACGGCAGGTGGCGCATCTGGTACATTAAGATTTAAAGTCAATAACAAACTGTATATTGAAAATGCTACTGCAAATTTCTCTACAGGAGCTACGGCAACAAGCGGAGCTATATCATCTACAATTTCTGGTGTATATGCAATTCCACCCGGAAATCTTATAACTTTACCATATACACATGAAGTTTTTGTTCGCCAACCATATTCTTCTACTACAAAAAATGCTGCAGGTATATTTTGGAGATGGAATGGTAGAGTATTTTTAAATCCCGATAGTGATTATTGGACAGATACAGTTCAATTACCTGATGTAAATGTCAATGTTGATAATTTTGATGATAATTGGGCACAAAGTGGCGCATGGGGTACTGCTTGGAATAATTGGCAAACCGTTTGGCAATCATCATCGGATGCAGTTGTAAATAATACAACAGTATCAACTCAAGGTGATGCTACAGTAGCCACAACAACAAGTACTACTACAACTACAACAACATCTGGTCAAGTTAGAGACGGTATTCAATATTCATTAACTCCGGTAACAACGACGACTAATTATGGACCAAGAGTTATATCAACAAATATACAACCGTTTATGCGGTCTAGACCTATTAGATTTACTGCAACAGAAGTTAGACCTGGCGCAAGATTATATGCATTTTTTGATGGTACACCAGTATCAGATTATGTAACTCCAACCAATTCTTCTTTTGCAAATACTGCCAGAGAAGGTGGTCCACTTTTTGCGGCGGCCAATGGAAATGTTTATGGTATATTCAGAATTCCTGCTGATGAAAGACTAAGATTTAGAACTGGTACATTAAGATTTCGTTTGTCAGATTCACAGACAAATGATATCTCATTAGGTTCATCTTTAACCTCAGCGGAAGGCTCTTATTCATCTCAGGGATTGACACAGCAAACACAATCTACCATAGTATCAACTACCAATCCTCAAGTTGTTATGACTGCTGTATCTGAAAGTCAAACTGCAGTCACTAATGCAGTATCGACAACAACTACTTCAGTTAGTGCATCAGTTGTTCAAAATATTACAAATGTAGTCAATATAAATGTAACTGCACCAGGACCTGCAGGTGAAAGTGGTGGTGATAATGGTGGTGGTGGTAATAGTGGTGACGGTGCAGGCGCTGGCGGAGGCGATGATCCTATAGCTCAGTCATTTAGCGTCAATACTTTTGCCGTTGGTAAAATAAATGGTTCTGGCGCATTTGCTACAAAAGTTGATCTTTTCTTTGCATCTAAATCTGCAACACTTGGATGTGAAGTTCATATAAGAGAGATTGATACGTTAACAAATAATATAACACCAAGGGTAGTTCCATATAGCACAGTTATTCTGCAACCAGCAGAGATTAATATAAGTGATAATGCATCTGCACCAACACCTGTATATTTTAGCGCACCTGTATATTTACAAAATGGTAGAGATTATGCAGTAGTGGTAAAACCAGTAGGTAATAATCCAGATACAAATTTACATATCTCTCGTTTAGGTGAAGTTGATAAAATAACTGGTAATAGAATAACTTCTCAGCCT